GAGCACTAAAGAGCTCTCTGTTCAGGAACCTTTCGGTTTCCCTGACCGGCCTGTGGACCGGTGCGAGGCATCGCACTGTCTATGAGTCGACTCTCAACACCCAAGGTGAAGTTCGCGGACATGATCTGGGCAACCAGTTCACGTTTCAAGAACCTCTTTGCAGCGGGGCGGGAAAGTACATTCTCCAAACGCTTGCGCGCCTTGGTATTGGTAGAAAGTGACCGGGATGTGCGTATTGTCCACAAGGCAATACGCTTGTCTCGGTGACTGATTCTGGAGTCTCGGATAGCTTGTTCAAGGAGTTCAATAGGAGGGTGCTTACTAGGCCTGTTCAGCCTAGACCTCTTTTTGAAGTCCTTGAATGAGAGTGGGATTGGTGCATCTGGCTCACTGCCTCTTGTGAGTGTAGTCAGATGCTGGGCGGTCTTGAAGATAATCACGAACTCGGATAGTTCTATTTGTCCTGAGTTAGTGAGGTTCTTCTCGATCTCCTTAGACACTGCTTTGGGTAAATGTTGCGGGCGGTAGAGCCCAGTTCGGCCTTGAGCAAGCCTTACTAAGCCACCTATCTCCAACGCACCCTTACCTGAACCGTAGTGCCTAACTTTTCCCGGTCCGACTCTGCTTGGTAACAACCTTCGGCGGGTTGCGTCGCTGACGATGGGTAGTATAGATCCACCTAGTGAGTCAGCCACGGCTAGTGCATTATGAGTCTTGTTTGCAAGATACTTGGCGGCTGTCAAGGCACTGAGGTGCCCTATTTCCTGGGCAACCGCAATGCTTCCGTCAGGTATCACAAGCCTCTCGCAGAAAACGCCGCATCGTCCTACGAATGATTTGGAATGGTTGACAACCAGACCAAGTCGCTCTAGGGTGGTGGTGTATTTAGATATGACGGTTCTTGGCCAGAACCCGACTAGATCATCACCACAGACGCGATATGTTTCCTTTCTCGCACCAGCATACCAAGCAGAGAAGCCGTTGAGTAGGGACAAAATCACCCAAGAAGGCCCAAGACCCATGTGGACACCACACGCAGTGGTGTCTCCACTAGGGAGCCTTTTCGGTGAGAAGATCTTCTCTACAAGGGGGACATCCTCCTCTCGATGAAGGACTTCACATAGTTTAAGACCTATGTGTCGTGCCAGAGAGTGGTCGATGTAATCGGTAGCAGCTGTCAAGTCGGCAGAGAACATTCTTGAGTTCCCTGTCTGGCGTTCCAGCCTTACTTCCTTCCCTGTGAGCATGTCTTTAGTGACCACACACCTCTTCAAACCTCTAAGCCAGAGCTTTGTAAGTGTGCGAGCACATTGAACCTCCTCAGCGGGGTGAAGAGTTACAACTCGGATCTTACCTCCCATTTCCTCTAGGGGGTGAGGTCTGAGCTCCTGGACACCGCTTCTAAGATACGCTTTCCTGGTAAGTGAGTACTCAGGGATGGCATTGCTTTCCAA